ATGTCGGATATTTCGCAATAAGCTGTTCTTTTGCCCTTGCTGACACAATCGAATATATTATCTTGTCAAGATCATACGCCCACTGATTATCACTAGTCATTGCCGAACACCTCTTTTGCTGTGCTTACAATAATTTCTTTGAGTTCGTTTGCCGTATTGTACATAAACGGTCTTGACGGCATACCCTCGGTAAAATACCAATTACCGTTATCGCCCGGATAAAACCAACCATACCGGCCGTCCGTAAGCTGTCTGATTGTCTTGCCACTTGCATATTGCCAAGTCACGCCGTCCGGTAATTTGCCTTTGTACGGACTGCTCTGTCCGACTATACCGGTTCCGAACTCAACAAACATTGCATGGTCCGTTCCGGCTACTACCGCCCATACTCCACCGCCGCGAACCGATGTCTCATATTCTGATTGAATACTTTCTATTAATTCGCGTTTAAAGATTGCGTCAAGGTCTGCTAATTGCACTCTAGCGATTTCCACGCCCTTTTCAGCAAGTTTTTCTGCTAATAACTGACATTTATATGTCAGAGAATTAGAATAGCTTTTTAGGGCATTTACGGCGTTTAAAATGGATTGTTGCGAAAACATATTGACTGTGATTGTCGGCATATTCTACCTCACATTTTTCTGTAGCAAGAATAAGTCCACTGTCAATCCCTCGTCCGCTACACCTTTGACGATGTAATCAGCCGTGGTAACGTCAACAAGGTTGTTTTTATCTCTGCCGACAGCCGATGACTTCCAAATATAATCGCCGGTCTTAATCGGCAATGTGCCTTTGTCCGTTACTATTTGCAAATAGCTTGTGCTGTCATCAATGCCAAATTCCTTTATCAAAACTTCTGATAACTTGTTATTGATGCTTGCGCGAAATGTAACCGGTTCAGAATATCCGATTACAGTATCTTTTATGACCGGTATAGGTTTACCGTCTGCCGTTGTGTATTTCGTGTACACGATGTTCCCATCGCTGTCTCTTTCGTATATCTCTACTCTTTCGCCTTGCCGAGAGTATTTCATCGTTTGTTTATTCAGTTCAAGCATCGTCTTTCTTTGTGGCCTGCTTGTAAACCTGATTTACGCCTGTGCTTGCTAAACCTGATACAATTCCGACCGCAATCGCATTGAGAATGTCTGTTGCCGGGAAGTCCGGTATTACATACATTCCGATTACGCCCAATATACCGCCCACAACTCCTACAATTATCGGAATTGCCTTATCAGGAATTGCCTTAATAGCCTTTGCCGCAAGTCCTATAAGATACGCAATTACTACTATTGCAAGTACGGTTCCTACTTGTGTTATATCAATCATAGTTCTATGCCTCCTTGTCTCCGTTTATTCGGCTCTCTAAACCGTCAAGTCTGTGATGCAAACTTTTTACACTCTCTTCAACCTTGATAATGCGGTCATTATGCGAATTGATTTCTTTCCGCATTTCCGATACCTCATTCTTAATATCCGTAGTGTTTGTTGAAATCGCATCTAATTTCATGTTGATACGCGTATTCTCTTTTACGCGCTCTTCTATATCTTTTGTGTCGGTTCTTTTGCTGTTCCGGCACGAAAAGCAAATACTTATAATGCCGAAAATAAAAGAAAGCGTCACTGCTATTATGCTTACTACTGTCGATGCAGTCATAACATACCGCCTTTCTTCGTAAAATGGCACACCGCCCACCACCCTTAAAGTGTGCCGCCTGCGACCTTTACGGTCACGCACAATCTTCTAAACCTATCAAAATCGAGGGGTTTTATGGTATTTTAGTAAGCGTAATTACGCCCGACAACAGCTTATTACGTTCAATCCATTCACGGCTTACGCCATTCTCGGAATATTTATCCATATAGGCTTCTCCGGCTTGTGAATGGTCGTATACAACAAGATTAACAATAACGTCTTCATAATTTGCCATATCTGCCGCAATCTGCTCTTCTGTGTAACTGCTAGGGTAATTACGCCTTTTCTTTATCTCATTCTCAGCCTGCTTAATAAGCTGTTGGATGTACAGATTGTCTTCTTTGTCATCGAACACAACCACATCTTCTCCGGTTTCATCTTCAATATGAAATTGTTTAAGTCGTATCTTGACTTGCTCTAATATGGTGTATTCGTTCATTGATTACTCCTATAATCCTAATTTCTCGATTAACAGCTTCTTAAGTTCGGCTCCTGTAAGTTCTTTCGCATTTTCTACGCCTTGTTTAGCGGCAATAATGCGCAAATCAGATGTGCTTGTGCGGTTGATTTCAGTTTTGGTATATTCGTGTACCTCTGTCTTGTCGGCAATAGGCTCATTCATATACTGCGTGAAATCCGCAGTCTTTTTCGGCTCATCTGACGCAATAAGCGGTTTGCCTATTTTATTTCTGTCGCTTGCAAGCTCATCAATCCTTGATTGTCTGACGTTCATTCCGGGGCGGGGGAATTTATCCCCCACCCTGTATAAATGTCTAAAGTCCTGCAAATCGGCAAATTTATGAATTACTTTGTAACCCATAATGCACTCACTCCTTACGCTGCTTCCGCCGGTTCAATCGTGGACTTAATGATACCGTCAATTCTCTCTGCAAAAAGAACAATGCCCGATACAACCGTGTCTGATGCGGTCATATTTGTGTAATCCGGTGTTTCGTGAATTCCGATAAGCCCGGTCTGATCTGATGTAAAGTCAAAAGCCTCTCCAAGGTCTGCGCCATTAACCGGTACATAGTAAAGGACTATGTTGTCCTTTGCGGTAGCATAGATAGTTCCCTTTGGTACCTTGCTGTCGAAAAGGACAGTACCTAATCCAAGGAAATTCTCTACATAGGTCATACCGAATGCTGTCTGTAATGTTATCTGCGCCTTAGCAAGGTAATCAGCAACATCAAGAGGGTTCATAAAGTAAACCGCGTCTATTGCATCATCCTCGAATTTAACCTGTAACTGTCCCCAAGCCTGCGCAAGCGCCGCCTGGAATGTGTCTCCCTTAGCTGTTCCGGTTCCGGTTCCAAGGAATGTAAAAAAGTCACTTCTGATGCCTTTTTGAACATCAAGCAACATTCTGTCGGTTGTCATCTGTACCGCCTGATCATATCCGCCGTTGATGATTGCTTCTGCGGATGTCGCTTTTCTCCACTTCTTAAGTACGATTTCGGCATATGTTACTGCCTCTGTCTGATACTTTGAAAGTGGGATTGTTTCGCCCTCGGCGACTGTACCGCTTGCAAGTGTACCGGTTGCTTTATAAGACTTAAGCGTATAACCGGCCTGCTTTGGGATTTTTCTTGTTACACCAAGCGCCTGAACAAGTTTCTTGATGTTTTCGCCAAATAAATTGACAAATTCTACTTCCCTTGCTCTCACAAGGTCTGACTTTTTAATTAAATTCTCTTCTACTGCCATAATTTACCTCCTGTTTTAACTGAACAATTCCATGTTCATTGCAATAGCTTTTCTTCTTTCAGCTCTGTCCGGAATAGCCATAATCTGTTCTTTTGTCATGCCGGAATACTCTCCGCCGACATTTACTCTAGGTCGTGACTTCATCCATTCAGTCTGTGCTTCTGCGACTGCGGCTTTCTTTTCTGCTTCAATGATTGCCGCAATTGCGCTATGGTCTGCATCCGAAACCGCATCAATCAGCTTTTCAACAGATTTCTCTGATACGCTCTTATATGCGTTGACCGCCTTAATATGATTAAGTTCCTTAACGGCTTCCTCATATTTTTCATTCTGTAAACGTTCAGCTTCTGCTTTCGCTTCTGCTTCCTGCTCTTCTGTTGTCTGCTTAAGGCGTAACTGTTTCTTGTACTGCGCCGCTTCCGAACTAGCCTTATCAGATGCGTTTTTATACTTTTCCTTTTCAGCCTTTTCACTCGCAAGTTGCGCCATAAGTTCTTCAACCGTAGGTGTTGCCGGTTTTTCAGCCGGTTTCGTGGTTGTCGGTTCTGTTGTTGCGTTTGTTACATTGATTTCGTCTGCCATAATTTTTACCTCTGCTTTCTGCGATTAACGTCTTCTCTGACTTTGCGCGATATTTATTGCGCCCTTTCTCTAGGGCATATAAAAAGCGGCTAAAGGTCTTGCCCTTAGTGGCCTATTTTTAATTATTTGCCGTTCTGCTTTTGTCTATAAGAGGACTATTCTCCACTTGATCAGATAAATCTTGCATCGTGCGACCTGCATTAGGTTCATCCGCCGATGTTCCGTTCTTAATGCCGGCTCTCTGTATCTGTTCAACTGTATCTTTACTTGCTTCCCATACTTCGTTAGGGTCGTCAAATACCGGTATTGCATTGAGTACCTTGCCACCGTTAAATCCTGTATTAACAAGTGTTGCAATACTGTTTACCTTTGTCGAAAGTTCATAAAGTTTTTGTCTCTTGATATTTACTTCAATATCCGCAAGTGTTATCTGTCTTAATGGACTATCTTGTGGTACATACGGGTTTGCTTCTATCGCCGCAAGCACTACTTCCAATTCGTCCATTTTGCAACTTTCAGTTATCATCTGTAATTTGGTTGCCGCCGCTTCTGCATGGTCCCAACCGCTTGCATTACTTGCCGCAACTCCGGTTATGTTAGATGCGTTATCGTTTGTCAGTGGAACATTGCACTTTTCCAGAATTTTATTACGTCTGTATTGAATGTTGTTAAGCATTCCGGTGTAATCGTAATTAATTGCAAGGCTTTCAACCAACGGCGTTTTGCCGTCTGCGGATGTGTATGTCTGCATCCACTCGCCGGATTTAGGTTTTCTGACTGTCTCGGTAACGTGCTTTGTGCCGTCTTCATCTTCCGTCACTTCTTGTATGGTGGGGAACTCTACATCGTTCGTGTGCCATACCGCTTGTGTATTCTGTTCAACATCGTTGGTAAAATCCGAAATCAGAAGATTAAGATTATCTAATTCCGACTGTTGATGTTCCCATACACCCATACGGTCATATGAGCGAAAATACTCAACTATCGGCACAACTCCGAGAGGATTTATTTCTCCGCTTCGTTGCTTATGTTGCCAACCTTCGGGTTTTGTAAAATCTCCGTTCGTGATTTCATTGAGATTTACTATCTCAAAACGGAAATCTTTTGAAAAACAAGTAAAATAGTTGTTGCCGTTTTCGCTGTCATGCCTATATGTAACGCCTAACATTGTTCGCTTATCCGAATAATAACTTGACTTAACGACAAACGATGTTCTAGGGTCTAATATGTCATATGTGAAGTAAGGCTTGCCCTCTTTCCAATCCATATTTGTGTCAACGTAAACATTGCATATCGCATCTACCGTTACATATCGCCCTAATTCTTGCGTTTTGGTCTTTATTCTCAACAATTCATACTGTTTATTCAATTCTGATATTGCATCAGCTATAAATCGCTCTTTGCCATCCCCATTCTGAACAAGCGTTATAGGGTTTCCCCACGCAAACCCCGTCCAAAAGTCGGAGGCCTGATGTGCCACATTGTCTACGCACTCACAATCAATATCTGGTCTGTATGTTTTCGGGTTTTTACGGATTATCGGCTGTATACCTGCATCATAATCAAGAAGCGCTTGTATCTTAGTTGCATTTCGCGTATGTACCGCATAAGCCTTGCGTACTACATCCAATACATTCTCATATGTGATTTCCGGAACATCTGTTGTTATTACAATTCTTCCTGCATTCTGCATAACTTACCTCAACAAAAAGTAACTCCCGAACTGGTTTTACGTTCCGGGAGCGGTTTTAATAATGTCTCATCGTGTTCTATGTCATATATGACAAGTTTCTTACATTTCTTGCATTTAGCAAGCAAATTTATTGTAGCTTTGCCGTCATATGTGGTAACTTTGCGCCCACACCGAGGGCAATATATTGTTTTACTTTCCATAATTTTCTCCACGAAAAAAGCACACCGCTTATAAAAGTGATGTGCTTTCTATGTTGTTGCCAAAAGAATAATTTATTTTACAGTTTTTCACGATACGATTATACAACATATTGTAGTGAACTGTCAAGTATTATACTATATTTTGTGTTTTATTTGCTTTTTCAAATTCTTCTATCGCTCTTTTGTGTAATTTTTTGCAACCTCTATCCGTAATACCTAAAATTTGTGAAATTCGATGTATGCTATATTCTTCAATATACCTCCAATAGATTACTTTTCGGTGTCTATCGCAAGGCATATTTCTTATTTGCGCAATTACGTTGTTTTTCGTGTCAACATACTTATCTATCAATAAGTCCGTTTCACGTTCCATTTCGTCGATTTTGGCGTATGCAGTGCCTATCTTGTCATAGTCTGGTGTTGTCTGAACTCGTTCTCCGATCTGTATTGCCGATATGCTACAAGCCAATTCCTTAAGCTGCGCGATTTCCACAAGCTTATTATTAATCATTCGATTAAGCCTGCCTACTTGGTTGAGATAGTCTTTAGTCGTCATTCAATACCTCCCTATATCGGGCTTGACATAATTACTGTCTTTCGTGTCCTATTACCCTTTTGCATTCTTAAAGCAAAAATTGAAAGCACATCCGGTACATCATCAAGCTGTTTTTTGCCACTGACCGAATACTGTTTTAAAAGTGCCATCATAACGCCATATGGTTCGTTCGGCGTGTACAATGACGGGTCTTTAAAAATAACGTGTTGTAAAATCCAACTTGAACATTGGAAAATTCTTGCTTCCTTGTTTTTTTCTGTCGGGGTATCGGTAATATTACACACCCACCCTTTGTCTTCAACACGCTTATTTACTTCCATTGCCACCCTATCGCCGCCGGCATTTCGCTCAAACTCGCATTCTTGCACCTCATTATTGACAATTACGTTTGCGGCATTCTCATATTGCTTTTCGTAATCTGCCGTATTATCACACACGCAATCCACACAATAGTAATCATCGCCGTATTTCTGTAGAACCGGAAGTACAAAGTAGTCTGTTCCTTTGCCTTTTGTGTCGCACTGTCCGGTAATAATCTCTGGTTCTCCGTGCGGAAGATTAAGGTATCTGCGGATTTTATCGTCCGGAAACAACAATCCCTCACGTTCAACCGGTTCTTGCTTATAAAGACATTTATAAGAGATTTCATCCATGAGTAACTGTTGGTCTGCAAAGAACTCTTTAGTAAAGCCGCCAAATTCAAAATTGAAATTGCTTTCTCCGGTCACCGGATCTACGTCAGGCATTGCAATTATCTTTACTCTTGAGTTTCCGGCGTACTTGTTTTGTATTCTGCCGATAACGTCCTGCACAGACCACCTTGTAGCGATATGGATTTCTTTACACGCCTTGCCACTTGTGTCTTGTATCTTTCTCTGCCTTGCGTCTACGGTGTATTTGCTCCACAACTTATCGAGAATGGTTGGGTTTAATGCTTCTTCAATTCCGCCTATCATATCATCAACAAGCAAGAATTTACTTGCACGGACTTTACCGGCGTTTTTACTGCCTACGGACGTACATTGCATTGAGGGGAATGGTTTATACTTGCCTACATTAAACTGCTCCATTTTGGCGTTTGTGGACGTTACAGACAACCCCGGAAATATTTCATTCCAAGTGTATTCATCATTGTTTGTTACAATGTCGTATACGCCATCATAATACATTCGCGTAATATCGCCGCTGTGCGAATAAAACAGTGTAAAATCCGCAGGAAACCAACCGATAACGCCCGAATTGAAGAATTTTTCGGTTGTGGTCTTGCCGAAACCCGGAATACCCGATATGCACAATATGTCATATTCGTCATCAATCATTCCTTGCAAGGCTTGTATAAGCCCCATTTTCTCAAAGCACTTCTTTCGGGGCATATAAAACCTTTCGCGTGGTTCCCTTTTGCGCTCCAGGTATTGAAAATAGTCATCGACTTGTTGATTTTGCGCTCGGATAAGCACCGGTTTATAGTATTTGTCTATCAAGTCATAATAGGTTTTATTTGCAAAAGCATACTTTTCCAAATCCCATATTGTGCCGCCGGTTCTTTCCCTACAGAAACGCTCTATTATGCCCTTAGAACGGTCTGCCAACTTCAAGCCATACATTATATCGTTTTCGCCATTTACGGCTACTATTGCGGCTTCTGTATACGCGTCAATGACCTGTTCATCTATTCCGTTTCGCTTTATGTAGTTTTCATATCCTTTTACGGTGGAAATTAGGCTCTGACTAGCCATAAAGAAAAGCACCTCCGCTTTTGCAGAGATGCTTATAGACCTCTCTGCCTATAATTTTTCTAGGGTAGCGACTACAACTCATTTGTAGCCGGGTAAATATTTTGTTTATTCTGGTATTTCGCAATTATCTCTCTAATTCATCAATTCTGCTTTCAAGTACCGCTATGCACTCTCTCATTTTCTTTCCGTCCTGTTCCGAAAGGCATTCAATACTGACAGTACCTATCTTCCACGATATTTCTTTCAAATATTTAATTGCACATTCAATTTTATTATCATCGCAAGGTTTTAATTCATTACATAAACATTTTGCGATATCTATAAACGGCTGTGGGTGTTCCACCCTGTCTAATGCTTCCTCAAAAGTATATCCTTTATAATCCATAATAATGCCAACAGCTTCATATTTTCCGAGATTTACACCTAAAAATCGGTCTGTAACGGTATTCCATATTGCGTATAAGTTATCCACATCATCTTGTAATGCAACTATTAACATCTTACGTCCTCCACAATTCCGTCAATTATTGCTCTCTCAAGAAGTTCTTCGATACTTCTCCCGCTTCCGCAAATCAGCATTTTATTATGCAATTCCATAAGCTGTTGCTTTGTCAAGAGTTTCCAATTCGGGTTATCCCTTTTGCATTTAAGAGACTCCGCGCCAAAGCCACATACATATATTTTGTTCCCATTTGCGCCAATGTCGGGTCCGACACATACATCGCAGCTCTTTATATCCTTGCAGGGCTTTAATTCGCCACTATATCCACAACATAGCATTGTATTTTGATATTTCATAATGTCTCAGCTCCTACATTTTCAGGAAATAATAATTGCGCCACCCTTTTTCTATTTTCCTTTTATGGCACCATTCTAAATAACATTGTTTTTTGTCTTTACACGACATATTCTTGCTAAACTCGTCCCAGGCAATCTGATTTTGTTTCAGTCTTTTATTTGTAATAGCACTGTCAACAATGTAGCATACGGCCGGAATTAGTAACAAAATGGTTGTATGTATGCCCTGCCATATGTATAACCGTTTTCGACTTTTTTCTTTCTTCCGTTGCAAAATTCACACATATTACACCTCACTCCATGTTTCTTATGTTTTCGCGGTTTTGGTTCATCTTTAACGTATTTAGCAATTATGTCATATCCAAAAACAAAACATAAAACGGTTATACCTACAACCGGAAGTGCCAATAAAAACGACATAACAAACTCTATCATATCACACCTCACTCATCTCTTTTTAAACATGTCGCGCACAACATTTATAATCAAGAGAATTACATATATCATCATAAGCACACCTAAAATCATACGCACATACAAAATCATAAGTCATTTACACCTCAAATCCTTGTAAAAACATCCAAATCATAGTTATCTCGGATGTAGTCAACAACATCAGATAATCTTCCTTTCACATATTCGTCATTCGCAATATCGGGATGGCAGTAAAATGTGCAGCTATCCTTTTTGCCCTCTGCTTTGTATTTCCGGTAGTTAAATGTCATTGTAAAAAGCGGAATTCGGGTTAAATTCTTTGTTTTCCTGCGGATATACCAATTTGCTAATTTTTTAAACATATAACCGCCTCCTTTAGCGCAGATGGTAGGAGTTGAACCTACACAACATTTTATGTTGGATAGCTTAGCAAGCTACTGTGATACCATTACACCACATCTGCGTATTTTGAAACAGCAAGTCCCTACTACTGCAATACCTATCCTGCCATTCCAAAAACTAAAACATAATTAAGATTTCTCTTTATCCACCATACATACAGCCATATTCTGCTACTGTGACAACAAGTCCGAGCCTTTGGGAGCGACCCTAAGGCTTCTTGCCGCTTTCAAGCACACACGGGATTGGTGCCCGCAAATTTCACGGTTCTTTCGGAATATTATCGTGTTCGCTACTCGACAATTGTTAGAATAAAATCGTGCCATACCGCTACTTTAACGAGTTACTTGTGTTATATCCGGATTTCTCCGGCTTCAAGGCACACTGCTTAGTTTGAGATTTTCCGCGATTTGTCCGTAGTCTCTCATTCCACGAACTTCAACGGATTATTCCTACACCGTAGGCGTCTATTATTCACAGCCACAAGTCCTCTGCTTTTGACTTCTCTATGATGATACACCACGCAAGCATTGTTGACGGTTTCCGTCTTCCTGCCGTACCTCACGGCACAACAGAAGATATTGACATAACCAGTATCCCGATTATGCCTATCTCTCTTTCTCGCGTGTCTCGGCAAGGCTGAAAAACCTTTCTCCACCGAGGTAATCATGTTTTAAGCAAAACGACCGGATTTGAACCGGTATCAAGGTCAGAAAGGATATAGAAGAAACCTTTGCTCTGCCAATTAAGCTACGTTTTGCGCCGGTATACAAGCAACCGTATACTTGCACACCACATACTTTTAAGAGGAGTTATAATATGTCATCCGCCTATCACGGAACGTGGGAAAACAAATGAAAACCACGGGTTGATTTCCACAATGCCGTTTGTGTGCAGTGGGATACGCACACAAGCAAACATTTCAATGTTCTGTCCGAACAAACACCGCCGAACCGTCTCTCACGGCTCTTAACAGAATAGTCCTAGCGGCGAAGGGGGTTCATGATAAATATGGATACAAATATATCATGAGGGAAGAGCCATTCAGCCGTCCATTCTGAACCTCTCCCCGAACGGGAGCAATGGGAATTGAACCCATATTCTGGCAGTCAAAGTGCCGTGTCTTGCCATTAAACGATGCCCCTTTATGCTTAAGGTTTACTCATAAAGTCCTTAATCGTAGCAAGCATAATCTTTTTATATTTCCTGCGGCTGACATTGGCCTTAACAGCCCTATCAAGAATGTTAGAACCTCTAACCGCATCAGCGTGTTGTTCTGCCAGATAATCAAATATCTGCAATACTTCGCGTTTGCTTGCCGGTAAGGTGTTATCTCTATCAAGGATTTCCTTAACGCGGTCTTTATAAGATTTTTGCATTTCTGCCAAACTGTTATAAAACATTGGTTTACTCCTTTTTGTTTTTTGAGATATTTTGGGAAAGGACTAACGGAAAGCCTTTTTATTTTTGCGGTTGTATGGGGGACTTAGTAGAGCCTTTTGGTGGATCTATTTAACCCCCTACCTCCTGGCGGCTGAATTGTGTGTCATTCTCAAACAATTAATACAATTCAACGCCTTTATGGTTAAATATGTCGCAAAATATTTATTTTGTGTCGTTATTAGGGTTTGCCGTGTCCGGAAAGCCTTATTTTAAAGGGTTTTCAAAGCGTTTAAATTGTGTCTGAATTGTGTATCATTCACAACTAGTTATTGTGTCTCATTGTCGGACAATTCAAGTTGTCCAGATGTGCCAAGCTGCGGAAGTTGGGCGGCGGTTAGGCTATCGCGTTGCGGACCTTCCTTGATTGCCGGCGCGGTCTCGGTATACCCATAATTCGCTTTTAATGCAAAAATGCAACCGATGCGGTTAATCTCTTGCGCTCCACGGAGCAGATTATTTTCGCATTCATTAAGCCACCTTTTAACCGCGTTTGCGTGCGAGGTACTTAATTCCTGCCTTATCTCCGCCTCTGGATAATTTAATCTATAACTTTCTATATCTTTTATTATATTATTATTACTATCATAATATATATAATTTCTTCGTACTTCATTTTTCCATTTATCTATAGTATCTTTATTTATACCTACTAATAAACTAAATTCTATAACTGTTGGATACTTGTTATACTTATAGCATAATCCCGTATATATATCCCATATATTATTTAATAATTCTATATTGTCATAATTTGGTTTATTAAATTTGAACCATTTAACATTAATGTATTTTATCATACCGTTAAACAATGTGGTGTTGTCCGTGAT